AGAGATGGTGTGAGAACAATTTGGTTAACAAAAGTGAATACTCTATGCGTAGAGCCGTTTACACTCTATTCAAGGAGAGATATAGAAGTAAAGCAAAGGAGATGTTTATCCGATGCTATTTATTATTAAGACTAAATGTATTTTAATAGTATACCCTTATAAATGTGATTAAAACATAAGAGTATATCATTAAAGAAACAAAACAGATACAAATTGTATCATTAAATAAACATTAAATGACAAAAATAATTAAGACACTAGCACTTGATGTGCCAAAAGGTTGCGAAGTTATATCTACTATTGATGATGGGGAAATGATACTTTTTAGGAATAAAAAAGGACTTGCAAATATGAAATTACCATATGGACAATGGAAAATATTGTTAGTTGAAGATGGTATTATACATCTTTTACCTAGCAGTAAAGATGTTGCAATAAGGGATGGATGGATAACCAAAGATTAATATCCAGAATATTATCATACTATAATTGTAAAAACATAAATTATATAAATAAAAAAATTATGAAAACACCATTACAAGAAATACTTCAATTCGAATATTATTCAAGACAGATGTTTGATTCAGATGAAAAAGTAGCAATGGCATTGCTTGATTATATTAGGGTTAATAAGGAAGATTTGCTTGAGTATGAACAAAGAATTTTTAACACCAAAGAGAAATGAAACAGAGCAACAGAGACAGACAGAAAGAGTTAAGTTATAAGATAGTTGGGTGGTCAATCCTAATTGTTATGGGGATGACACTACTATCATCTGTAATTAAGTTTATATTCTACTAAATGCAGATACACGATGACTTTGAGTTTGAAGAGAAGCGCAGACTGTACTATGCAGTCTACGCTTTCAAACTTATGATTAATGAAGTTAGTATTGAAGACCTCCTTGACTTTATAAAAGAACTCGAAGAGGAAGAAGAATATGAGGCGTGTGCTGGTATCAGAGACGCAATTGATGATTATATAAATAAACAAATGAATGAATACTGATAAGAAAACAAAGAATGAAGTAATGATTACAAAGTTAATCGACTACATAAATGATTATGCGGGGATAGACATAAGGGATAAGTGCAGAGATTCAAGGCACGTCTTCTCAAGAACTGTATACTTTAGAATAGCAGCAGAGTATATCCCAGACACATTATTTAACGTGGCATCTTCAGTGAATAGGAATCACGCCACTGCAATACACGCAAGGAAGATGTTTAAAGAGATAGAGAACTATTCTGTGTATAGTAATATGTACAATGATGCTTGTGCTTATATGGACTTTATAGATGGGATGGCATTGGAGGAGTACAACACTATGGTTGAGAGTCAGAAGGCTGCACTTGCAGAACAGATTGCTAAACTCAATGATGTTATTAGGATGCAGAATGATAAACTTAAACAACAAAAACAACTCCTTGACAAGATAGGTCTGGAGGAACACGAAGTTAAATATCGTGACCTACCAACAGAGAAGAAATATGTATTTAAAGAGAGGGTTAACGCAATACTAAAAATGATATGAGTGTAATTGATAAGTTAAAATTAGGGTTTAAAGATGTCGACTCCATATACGAGTCGACATCACATAAGTGGGATGACAAGAAAAAGGTTGACACCCTCCTTGAGATTGGAGCAATAATAGAAGCTAATCTAGGTATTGATTCCACAATAGGTGAGAGGAATGAAGCCAAGAAGCAACAGAGGTATATTTACAGAACTATAAAGAAGATAGACCCTTCATTGGGTGATTTATTAATGCGGTTGTTTTGAGAAGAAAAGAAGTAGAGGATTACGATGAGAGGGTGATTAAAGCCCTAAAGTATTGCTGGGACAAAGGTATTTATGCCTACCCTATTGTTAATGATGGGAGGGGTAAGAGGTGTCCAGATGTTAAGATACAAATGCGTATAGGGAATAAGAAGGTGACTGGGGAAATAGTTTATAGTCAGAAGGATGATAGACTGTACAAAAAGATTAATGAACTCTACCTACATCATTATGATAAACGCAACGATTAAACAAAATCGTTGCTTTTCAGTTATATAGTATGAATAACAACAAGAGACAGAACGATGGGCGCAAATATAATAAGCGTAAAGGTCGTGTAAAGATTATTAAGAACGAAGGGCAAGTATCAAAACCACAGATGTCAAAAGCAAAGAAAGATAGGGCAAAACAATTATCACAAAAGGCAATTAAGAATATCTTTGGGAGTGAAGATGCTATATGGGATGAAGTTGCTAAAGCAGCTAAAGATGGGAGTTATAAGCACCTTGAAATGCTTATGAACTATTCTTACGGGAAGAGTGGTGAGAATAGAGCAGAGGCAAGACCACAACATAAACCACCCGTTATCCAGTTCATTAATAATGCTGGGGAAGCCCCAAAACAGATTGACAACACTATTGACATAGACCACGAAGAAGAATGAGTGGTGTTAAGATAAATGTAAATGACAAGTACATCCCACTATTTCAAGGTAACACGAGATATTATGTGGTTACTGGGGGACGAGGTAGTGGGAAGTCATTTGCAGTGAACTTATTTTTAAATTCCCTTACTTATGAAGAGGGGCATAAGGTTCTGTTCACACGTTATACGATGACCTCCGCACACACATCGATTATCCCAGAGTTTGTAGATAAGATAGATTTGATGGGGGCGAGTGATGACTTCAGAGTCACACGAGACGAAATCATCAATATGCATACCAATTCCCTTATTATGTTTAAAGGGATTAGGACATCAAGTGGGAATCAAACTGCCGCCCTTAAATCACTTGCTGGGGTGACTACTTTCGTTGTAGATGAGGCAGAAGAACTTGTAGATGAAGAGATATTTGACAAGATAGATTTATCGGTTAGGTCTAATAGGAATACTAACAGAGTTGTGCTAATTCTTAACCCGACAACAAAAGAGCATTGGATATACAAAAGGTTCTTTGAAGCCAGAGGCATAGAGGCGGGATGGAATGGCGTTCATAAGGACACTACTTATATACACACTACATACAAAGATAACAAAGCCAACCTCCCAGATAGTTTCTTGCATAGTATTTATGAGATGAAACTTAAAAGACCAGAGAAGTATGAGCATCAGATATTAGGGGGGTGGATTAATCAGCAAGATGGGGCAGTCTACACTAATTGGAAGACTGGGAATTATGTAGAACTGAATAAAACTTGCTATGGGCAAGATTTTGGGTTTAGTCAAGACTTAACAACCCTTGTAAAGGTGTCTGTGGATGATTTTAAGAGGGAGATTTATGTTAAGGAGATATATGGGAAGGCGGGGATGAGTACGAGCGATATAGCGGCTAAAAACAAACAGTACGCTGGTATGGACTTAATCATCTGTGATAATCACGAACCACGCCTTATAAAAGAGTTAAAAGACTATGGTCTTAATATACAACCAGCCAAGCAAAAGCAAGGGTCGATACTATCGGGTATCGCCCTTGTGCAAGACTATGATATGATAGTTGATAGGCAATCACACGGTATAATTCGAGAACTGAATAACTACACTTGGAAAGAGAAGGGGAGTGTCCCAGCATCTGGCTACGACCACTATATGGATGCGATTAGATATGCCGTTATGTTTTTAGCAGACAACAAGAATAAAGGTAACTACGTTGTAAGATAACACGAGCGTTTAATATGATACCCTATGTTTAATATGATACCCCTATATTTAATATGAGGGGGTGCGTTTAATATGACCCCCCTCTCGTGTTTAATATGACCCTAATCATCTCCTCCTTATCTTCTTCCTTGTATGAATCTGATTTTTTTATATTATTATCAGCCCACATAGGTTGTAGATTTAAATGATGATTGAGTATTTCCGCCTCAAATTCATCTTTAGCAGCAGCCATAGGTATTATGTGGTCTATGTGCCAATCTCCGTAGTTTTGCCAAGACATACCTTCTTTGAATTTGCCCTCTAAATATGCTCTAAACTTTTTTGGAGTTAATCCTAATATCATAACAGTTTTAGAATTTTTCCTACACCCAGCCCTTTTTATTGAACCTCTTATTAGACACCTAATTGATTTATTGAGTTTAAATAGCGCGTCGTATTTCTTACGTTCCCTTTCATATCTTGCACTATAATTATTTATTTTTTTCTTATTCTTTAAGTAGTAAT